TTTTTTAAAGATGATAAAGTTCTCCATTCTACAGTAGATTTAAGAAAATGTCTTTCTATTGTAGGCATTTCTTCAATCTCATCTTTTAAAATTTCTTCTATTAATTCTTTTGTTTTAATTTCCATGTTGTTATTTACCTCCTATATACATAAACATAAAACCCAATCCAAATAATGCTATTATAAACATAAAGGGATTAAAAATTAAATTTAATATTTCCATTACTATCTCCTTATTAGTCTTTAAATTCTAGCCAATCATTAGCTATATTAATCTTACCATTAATCATAATGTCTGATAAGTCCTCGACAATTTCTTCATCATCTTCTTGCCATTCATTAAAATTAAATTCTTCTTGTTTCTTTTCTTCCATTCTTTACTCCTTATGTGTTGTTAAATTTATATAGTAGAGGGTAGCATACTTTTGTTACAGTTTTATGACAATCATGTTACAATTATGCAACAATCTCTTAGTCATGTTTAAACGCCTCCTTCATAATCTTTTATTAATTCTTCTGCATCATCTTCATCATAAGACTTTTGTTCTATTAAATATTCTTTAAGTTCTTCTCTTGTGTTGGGCAAACTATCTTCATAATAATCTGCAACCAAATCAGTTATCCAATCTCTAGCATTATAATCGTTTACATCTTCACACGCCCAATCTTCTGCTATATTTCTTTTTATAATTAATATTTTATTGTAACCTTTTCTTGTCATTTTTACTCCTTGCTTTCGCTGTTTATATTACTTCTCTTTCTTCATCATCCCAATGTGTTCCATCATTTTCTGAAAAGAAAACATTTGATATAGGATAACACCTAGCCAATTCTGGATATTCACATATTACCTCTAATAGTAAATCTCTTTCTTCTTCTGTTTCACATTTTACTGTGATGTTAAATGTTGATTTCATTTTCTACTCCTTGCTTTCGCTGTTTAAATTAAAATCGTTGAATGATAAAGCTATCCTCATCTATCATTATTACAGATGTATCATACTGTATATCTTCAATAGTCTCATAATCTTCGCCATAATCTTCTCTAAATTCTGCCAAGCTGTCGTACTCGGTAAAATCACAACATAAAGCAATAACATCTAATTCTATTTCTTGCCCCGTGTCATCTTCATATTGTTCTAAATAATCATATAAAGCTGTAAGCCCATCATATGAAAATTGCTCTCCTCTACCCATCTTATGAAAGGCATCTCTAAATTGATATTCATTTATACTTTGTTTCATTTTTTACTCCTTGCTTTTAGTTCTTGTTTAGCTTGTTCAAGCCTTTTATTTTCTATATCAGTATTTAAAACTGACATCATGCTTAATGCTTTTATCATGTTTTTAAGTTCCCATGTTGCCTTATTCTCCCATTCATCAGTTTTATAATTAAAAACTTTTTGTTTCATTTTTTACTCCATTAAGTATAGCATTATTTAATAGGTTATGCTTTTAACCTTTATCTAATCAGTTATAAATAACTTTTCAATAATCAAAGTATTTCATACCTTTAAAAGTATGTCAACACTTTTAATAAAAAAAGTTCAATTATTTTTCTATTAAAAATGTGGCAGTTTTCTCCGAAGGTCTGCCAACTCCACCCATTATACACCTTGTATAATTATTTTGGGGTTTATAATCCTTGTTCAATTAATATTGTTCTAGGATTTCTACAAATTTTGTGGCTATCAAAGAACATATAATAATCTTGTCTGATGCCATATGCTTTCGCATGGTTTCTTTGAGTGGGATTATATTTTAATCCGTATCTTTTCAATTTGTTTCTTTTATTTTTGGATAAAGATTTTAAATTTTCATTTGGTATATCAACACATTTATTCTTGTATTCATAACCACCTGTTTCCTTATTCCATTCTAAAATTTTAATCATTGCCATAATTAATAATCTCCTTATGGTTTATTGCGTTCGGTTAATTCCTAATAGCTATAATTATTATTATGCATATATTTGAAGTGTATGCAACACCTAAATAAAAAAAAGTATATAATTTTTTTATATAAATTTTCTTTACTTTTTAGCTTTCATAGTGTAAGGATTTTTGCTCTTAACATATCTAAATTTAAAATACAATAGATTTAAAAAAATAAATATAACTAAATTACTGTATAAATATACAGCATCTTAAATGCTTTGTATTGCATTTCTTGGGGTTGGTTAAGGTGTTAGTATCTCTTTAGCCTTTGAATCAATACAGGGCTTTAGAATTGAAGTTTATAAGTAAGGCTTATAATGTATTATAAAGCTATGATATAGATATAAGATATTAATATTAATGATAATGTATTATAAGTAATGATGATATAACTATTGAAAAAACAATCGTGCAGGGTAGGTTTCTCCTTAGTTAAAAAGCTCGGATAGTTTCTACCACCAAAAGCCCCAATCAAGGAGCTTGTTTCTGGTGGTTGGGGTTATTTGTAAGTTTTTCTCATATATTCAATATTCATAAGTTTCTCATGGAATTTATCTAAATTTGATTGAGAAATATTAAATGTTGTTTCAAATCTATTTAATGATTTTATAAGTTCATTAAATGTTTCTTCGTTAGAAGTTTCTTCATAATCCCCATTATTTATATGTTCCCATAAAAGATTAATTACTTTGTTAGGTGTTATTTCTTTTCCGTTTATTTTCATTTAAGCCTCCTTTGGCTTGTTGTTAATATACCTATTATATTAATGATATTTAGAAAGAATGCAAGGATTATTTTAATTATTTTTAGCCCTTTGTTTATATAGCTTTCAGCGATAGTAGACACTTACATTTTTAAAGATTATAAAATCCTTTGACCATGAACGCCCATATTATTGATGTAGGTTATAATATATTATAAGGCTTTGAAGTAATTATTTGTAATATTAATAACACTTATAATATATTATAACTTTGTAAACTAGTGAAACACTTGTCCCCTTTCCCTAGATTTCAAAGGCTATCAAGTCTAAAAAGTTATCCACAGGATATTAACAGGCTACAAAGTCTTGTGTATAAACTGTGCATAAACTGTTGATACTTCGGAGCTTTCAAAGTCTAGGGGGTAGGCAGGATGCCCGTAGGGGTGGGGGTATATATATGTAATGGTTACACAAAATTACAGAAATCAGGTATTAACCAGTTATCTCTTTCTAGTTAACGACCCGACTCTATAGGCTTTATAATTTTAATGTGTATTTTGAAATTTATTTAGGAAGTGATAGCACCCCTGATAGGTACTATTTGACCCCCGGAGGGCTTAATATTATTATATACTTCATATTGAGTTTTGTCAATACCTTTATAAAATATTTTTAAAGACTTGACAAATGTTATATTTAGGTATATACTTATAAACATGGCTATACTTCCGAGCATAGATAACAATACTCGCAAAAGAGAACTAACAGAAAAGCAACAGTCCTTTTTAAATCATCTTGTAGAAACACAAGGGGATGCTAAAGAGGCTGCAAAACTTGCTGGTTATTCTTCCCACTATCATCATGTGGTAAAGACTTTAAAGTCTGAGATAATTGAACTAACTCAAGAAGTATTAGCCAACTCTGCCCCTAAAGCAGCGTTTAAACTTGTAGAGATTATGGATTCTAAAAGACCTATAATCCAAGCAAACAATAAATTAGCTGCTGCACAAACTTTATTAGACCGAGTAGGTGTAAGTAAAGTGGATAGAGTTGATGTTAATCATAATGTTCAAAGTGGTGGTATCTTTTTAATGCCCGATAAAAAACCTTTAGATATACAAGAAGGCGATTATGAAGATATTTCTGACTGAAGTTGTCAAGGATGATAAACCTTTAATAGGACCATATATTAAAGCAGAAACACTTGACAAGGCTATAGAAATAGCAGACATGTATGCTTTAACTATTATTGGTGAGCTACATGAACTAACACACAAACTACCTGAAAAACAGGAGACAATACACTAATGGCTAAAAAGAAAGACCCAAGACTCGTAAGAGCAGGAGTAAGTGGTTATAATAAACCAAAGCGTACTCCCGGACACAAAACCAAATCACATATTGTTGTTGCTAAAGTTGGCGACAAAATTAAAACTATTAGGTTTGGACAGCAAGGTAAAAAGGTTGGTACTGTAAAAGGCACAGCCGGTAAACCTAAAGCTGGAGAGTCGGCTCGTATGAAAGCTAAAAGAAAGTCTTTTAAAGCTAGACATGCTAAGAATATTGCCAAAGGTAAAATGTCTGCAGCATGGTGGGCTGATAAAGTTAAGTGGTAAAGTTATTTAATAAACTACACAAGTTTATGAAGTGTGGAAGAATCAATAAAGTTTGGAAACTATTTAGCTAATGGCATATTCACAAAAGGTAGTTGATAGGTTTGAAAGTGTTTTAAACAATCCAGCAAAACATTCTGTTGGAAGGTTTGACCCTAAAGACCCTAATGTTGCTACAGGTATGGTGGGTGCACCTGCGTGTGGAGATGTTATGAAATTACAAATCAAATTAAACAATAATGTTATAGAAGATGTTAAGTTTAAAACATATGGATGTGGAAGTGCAATCGCATCCTCTACTATGTTTGTAGATATGTTAAAAGGTAAAACTATAGAAGAAGCTAAACTTATTAAAGATAAAGATATAGCAAAAGCTTTAGAACTACCAGCAATTAAGTTGCATTGTAGTGTACTAGCAGAAGATAGTATAAGACAAGCAATTAAAAACTGGGAAGATAAAACTTCATATAGAAAACACAATCAATTATATCCTGACAATGGAATGTAAAAAATGCCACATTTAGGAGGAATTAAATTTAAAGCCTTACATAAACAAAAAGGTAGATTGTCTATGAGAAGAAACCAAGGTAAACCCGGACATGTAACTCGTGAAGAGTTTGATAAAAACTGGGATATGATTTTTAAGAAAGGAGAAAAGAATGGTAGTAAAAAAAAGAAAGACTAAGAAAAAATCAACAGTCAATAAAGCTGGTAATTACACCAAGCCTACTATGCGTAAGAGGCTTTTCGAGAGAATCAAAGCCGGTTCTAAAGGAGGTAAACCCGGACAATGGTCTGCTCGGAAAGCCCAGCTTTTAGCTAAACAATATAAAGCCAAAGGGGGAGGCTATAAATAATATGAATATAATATTACAATATATACAAAAATTATTAGATAAATTAAATAATCTTTTTAAATAAAATGCCTAGAAAAAAGAAAGACCCTAGAGTAGGTACAGGTAAAAAACCTAAAGGTAGTGGTAGAAGATTATATACGGATGAAAATCCAAAAGATACAGTAAGTATTAAGTTTGCAACTCCAGCAGATGCTAGAGCTACTGTAGCAAAAGTTAAAAGAATTAAAAAACCATTTGCTCGTAAAATACAAATACTAACAGTATTAGAGCAAAGAGCTAAAGTAGCTGGTAAAAATGTACAAGCTGCAATAGCTAAACGAGGTAAAGAAGCAATAAGGAAAAAACATGGCACTAAGAAAAAGTCAAAGAAGTCTTAGAAAATGGACTAAACAAAAATGGAGAACTGCTAGTGGTAAAAAGTCTAGCGAAACTGGAGAAGTATATGCTCCAGAAGAACAAATAAAAAGATTAAAGTCTACTGCAAAAGGTAGAAGAAAATTAGTACGAGCTAATCAAGTAAAAAGAAAAGCTACTAAAGAAGGTAAACAACATGCTAAACATGGTCTTCATAAAAGAAAAAGAAAGGCTGAAGGTGGTTTAGAATCTACTCCATATGATTCTTATTACAAGCTTTTTGCATCTCCATTTAGTATTGCGTATAATAATAAAGAAGATACAAGACTTAAAATAGCAGCAGACAAAAATTTAGCAGGTATAATTAAAAGAAATTTATCTCAAATACAAGAAATAAATGGACAATATTATATAGCACCTACTATTGACTTTAATACAGGAAACCCAATTAAAGGACAAGCTGTAATTAATCAATTAAATTCTTTTATAGATGAGGGAGTAGTACAAGGTTATGATAGTAAAAGAACAGCTCATAAACAAGCAAGATTACTTATTGAAAATTTAATACAAGAACAAAGAAAACAATAATGTTTATACCTGATGATTATATAAGAAGAACATCTTCAACAATACCATTTGGTTATGAATTAGATGCAGATTTTGAAGGTTATTTAAAACCTATACCTGAAGAGCTTACTATACTAAAAGATGTAGCTGAAGCAGTATTTCATGGTGAAATAAGTTTAGGTATTGGTGTAGATTGGTTAGAAGCAGAAACAGGAAGACAAATGTCAAGACCGGGTTTAAAAAAATATGTAGATAAGTTATATGGCAGATAATAAAAAAAAATCTACAAAAGACTTGACAAATGTTGAAAAAGACTATATACTAAAAGAAAGTCAAACTATAAAGAAAAAAGTAGGAAGACCTAAAAATAGCGAACTTTCTAGTGTTAAGTTAGCATTACAAGCTAAAAAAAGATTAGATAAAAAAAATCAAAAGGTTAAAAAATTAACTAGAAGTTTAGCAAAGGTTAAAAAAGAAGTTAAACAAGAAGAAAAAGTTTTAACTTCAAATGTTTTAACAGAATCAGAAACAAAAGTATTACCTGATTCTATACAAGAACATTTAGATACTACAGGTTCTTATGTGGCATTCATGCCTAATGATGGACCTCAAACAGATTTTTTAGCTGCTGCAGAAAAAGATGTACTCTACGGAGGAGCAGCAGGTGGTGGTAAAAGTTTTGCAATGTTAATTGACCCATTGCGTTCTTGCCACATACCAGAACATAGAGCTTTGATATTAAGAAGGTCAATGCCAGAGTTAAGAGAACTTATAGATAAATCTCGTGAACTCTATCCAAAAGCATTTAAAGGTGCTAAGTTTAGAGAAGTAGAAAAACTTTGGAACTTTCCTTCAGGAGCTAAAATAGAATTTGGCTTCTTAGAAAAAGATGCAGATGTATATAGGTATCAAGGACAAGCGTATAGCTGGATAGGATTTGATGAGATAACTCATTTACCTACAGAGTTTGGTTGGAATTACTTAGCTTCTCGTTTGAGAACTACCAATCCAGAATTACAAACTTATCTACGCTGTACAGCTAACCCCGGTGGTGTAGGTGCACAATGGGTAAAGAAAAGATATGTAGAAGCATCTGAGCCTAATACAACATTTAAAGGCAAAGATGGTTTAACAAGAAAGT